AGTAGTGCACATCCGGTAAGTTCAAAATTGAACACATTTTGCAGTCATGTTGATGAAGTTGATAGTTATTTCTTTTCTAATAAGGGTCAATTGTAGGCCTATAACACTCATGCGTGATTGTGATGCACAGGTTACAAAGGCATTCTTTGCAGAAACTGATTTTGAGGCGACAACATTAGAATGTGAAAACAGGATGACACCAGGTTGTTTTAAGTCAGATCTAAATAATGTTAGAATGAAATGGAATGATGATACCAACAAAACTGATATAGATATTGTTAAATTAAAGGACATCAAAGTTAAGGTTGACTTAGCTGGGCCTTTTAGTTACTTAGACACTAATTGTTATGGGATGGTAAAGAAACAAGTTTCAATAATGAAATTTTGCGGGATCGAAATCTTGACTACAGAAGGGAGAGTTAGATTAGAGTCAAATGGTCAGAATGCTGTAATATACTCTATAGATGGCAATAACCCAAAATTTATGATGTTCACAAATACCTTTGAATTTGACTTAGGTAAATCCAAAGGCAGTATTAATGTAATTTGTGGGTCTAATAAGCTAAACGATTACTTTATAATAGATAGAGAATACTTATGTCATGAATTTTATGCTGGGTTCAGCTATATGCCAGAACTATTTTATAAGCCAATGTGTAAATATCCAATTATGTTTTTAACATTGTTTATACTAGTCATTTGTAGCGTATGTGTCTATTTAATTAGTTCTACCCCAGTTGGTTATCTGGTTTACATAATATTCTACCCAGTTTTGAAATTATTCTTCTATTTTACAGATAAATATGTACCTAGATGTAAATCATGTAGACTTATTATGCACCCATTTTCAAAATGTGGGACTGTTTGCAAGTGCGGTGAGAATTTTGGAAATACACAAAAATTAAAAGCACATAACTCAGGAAGTGTAGATTGTAAAAGGAAAATAATGATGGTTTACAAAACCAATATTAGTCTTAAAACAATACAACTATTACTGACATTATGGATGGTTGTGTTACTGATTTCATACATACCCGTAACATTCGGACACCTTTCTAATGATTTGAAAGTGGTCAAAACAGAAATCAAATATGTAACTATCCAAGATGGTAAAGCAATCAGTGCAAGCGTGGAATTGGATTTTAAAGCTATTAGAAACAATAAGCTTTTAATTCAACCAACATATAAAAAATCAGAATTAGCTCACATAGTTATCAAAGTAACAGATGCTTATTACACAAACAACTACAACTTACAATATATTACAGGACCAATTGTTGACACTCATTATGTGTGGTCTTATTCATGCACAAGTCCAAAGCTAACTTGTGAGCAAGAAGATTATAGCGGTTTGGGCGATATGACAGTAAATAAGAATGCAACCAAGTTTTGTTATGATTTTAATAAGGGTGATGCAGGATCCGGCCTAGAACAATGTGATTGGGTCTGTTTGGGTCAAGGTCATGCATACGGTATATGTAACACTATGATAGACTTCAAGTGGAGAACATATAAGAAAGAAACAAATCTGGATAAATCTGTTGTTATTTTGGATGTTAAAAATGGAAATAAAAACACATATTATCTTGAGTCAGATAAAGGCACATACGAATTTGAAATGGGTTCAATAGATATTAAGAGCCAAGATGTTAATGTTTTAGATCAAAAAATCATGATTGATGATTCATTCCAAGTATATGCTGAAAATTTCAATGAAATAGGCCAAACATCAAATGGGTGTGGAAAGATACAGTCATTAATCAATGGCGATGTGATCGGCAAAAAAATAAATGATGTCCAAAAGACATGTGCATTTTTATCTGCACCAAAACTAAAGATTAATAGGTGCTTAGATGATACAATGAATGTATGTGGACTTGGAAAAAAGTTTGACCTAATGCAACATATTATTAATTATGGAGACTTGGAAAAAATTACATTAAATAAAACTGCATACATTGGTGATGCAAAATTGATCCTAAAAATAGGAGACGTCTTAATACAGAATAATGAAGGTTCAAAGTTAATCTCAGCAGATGTTAACTGCAATGGTTGCTACGATTGTGTTGTTGGTTCTAGCTGTATCATTGAGTATGAAACTACCGATGAAATGTATTGTGACCTATTGTCAAATGTCACTAAGGAAATTTCTAGAGTCTATTTGAAAACTGGCAAATCTACAATGTCCTTCAAGATCTGGACACATTATCAAGCAAGAAAAATATATTTCAAGATTTGCAACATTGAGGTTATAGTTCAACCTAATCTAGAAAAAGGTGAAACTATTTACCAACTTTTGCATAAAGAAGATAAAAAAATTAGTGTAGGCACAGATGTAAGCCATTGTAACACAATTCTTTGCCATCTTCAACATGAGGCTATCGTCATCTATGAATCTATGAGAGGATTCTTGAGTTTCTTAACTACTGGGCTAATCTCTTATATATTTTATTCAATTCTTACATTGGTATTAATATTAGTGCTAATTTCATGTTTTAAACGTAAAATACAAGATGAATATGCTAGATACAAGCAAGTTTAATAATTGAATATAAGCAGTAGATATTGCAGTTTAAATCAGTTTTAACTCTTTGTTTCTTCAATAGATCCTGAAATTTTATTTAAGACTGAATTAAACTGCATTATTTACACATCAAATACTAAACTTACGGATGCACACTACT